CTCATGCTCCGAAGTATATTTCACCAAAGTTCCTCTGTTCCAATTCCGACCCCCAGTTTCCCCTTTCCCCCCTAGGGGAATTGAAAAAACCTCCCTAGCACACAAACCCCCAAACATAGTCGATTTTTGGAACAACGGAACTCAGAAGCCGCCTGGGGAGGCGCTCTCCGGCTTCAACCGGAGGCCGGTAAGGAAAAATGCCTTCTCTTGGGTCTTGGAGCCGAGGACGCCGAGCTTGCGTTTCGGGAAACCGCGGTCGGCCATATGCTCTAAAAGTATGATCTTTCCGAGCGGCTTTTCCTTGTTGCGCTCGCAGAAGGCGTTGTAGGCGCGGAAAAACTCAGGCCAGTTCTGTCTGTAGAGCTTGGGGTCTGAGCCTGTGGGGGCGATTTCGCAGCAGGAGTCGAAGAAGTCGGCGAGGGCATCCTGGGACTGGCGGTAGTCCTCGGAGGCGGCTTTGACGGAGTCCGGGGCGTCGAGTCCGCACGCTCTCCAGGCCATGCACCCGGCGATGGCCCAGTTGAGGATACCTGGCAGTTCGTCGGCGAGAAGGGAGGTGAGGTCGGGGTTTTGCTCGGAGGCGGGGATTTGGACGTCGAAGGGGATGAGGTAGACGCGCCGCCAAATGCCGTCGTCCTGGCCCTTTATGCGCGGGCGGTGGTTGCCGGAGATGAAGAGCTTGTGGGAGGGGTCGAACTGCCAGAAGTCTTCGCGCATCCGGCGTCCTTCGAGTCGGTCGCCGCCGGTGAGCTTCTTGAGCTTGGATTCGTCGAAGGACTTGCCGAGGGGCGCTTCGGAGGTGACGGCGAAGCGGACGCCGTGGAGGTCGGCGATCTCGGTGGGGTGGCGGTCGCCTTGGGCTTCGATGAACATCTCCACGGGGACGGTGCGGGAGTATTCGCCGAGGAGTTTCATGATGGTGTTGAGGATGGTGGACTTGCCGTTCGCGCCGCGGCCGTAGAGGAAGAAGAAGCCGTGTTGGGCGATGACGCCGGTGAGGGCGTATCCGACGGCGCGCTGGAGGAACTGGGAGACGGCGGTGTCGGGGATGCAGCGGTCGAGGACGCGCCGCCACATGGGGCAGCGGGCCTCGGGGTTGAAGACGACGGGTGCGCATCGGGTGATGAGGTCGGAGGGGTCGTGGTCGCGGAGTTCACCGGTGCGGAGGTCGATGGTGCCGTTGAGGACGTTGAGGAGCCAGGGGTCGCGGTTCATGGCGTCGATGAGGACGGGAACGCCGTCCTCGGAGCGGGCGAGGGCTTCCATGGAGGAGCGCGCGCGAGAGGACTCGGAGGAGGAGAGGAACTTGAGTTCGTCCTGGATTTCGGCTCGGGCGAGGCGGTCGGGGTGGTCCTTGGGGGCGTCGGCGGGCGGGGTGGGGATGGAGCGGAGTCGGTTCATGGCGGACTGACGGGCGGCGCGAAGAGTGTCCTTGATGCGGGCGGACACGTCGCCGATGTCGTCGGTTTGCCACTGGATGTCGCGCCAGGTGTGCCACTTCTTCCATGGGTGGCAGTAGCGGATTTCGTGGCCGTGTCGATCGACGAGACGTTCGGCGTTTCCGGTATCGGTGAACGGTCGGTTGATGACGGGGGCCTCGGCGCGTGCGGCGCGGGGTCGGGCTCGGCCGGCGGCGATGCCGCGCTTGATGGTGTCTTGGCACTTGGCGGCTCCGTCGTCGGAGACGGCTCCGCACTCGACGGCGGCGGCCATGAGGGAGGAGGTGATTTCCTGCTCGGTGACGGCGGTCGTTTCCATGTAGGTGCCGAGGAGGAAGGACTCCTTGAAGAGCACGGAGTTGCGGGAGCCGGACTGCGCGCGTGCGACGGTGTCGTGCGAGCGGCGGACGGCGTCAAGACCCCACTGGCGGGAGGCGGGGATGGGGGAGTAGGACTCGGGTTCGGGGGACTCGGCGGGCGCGGGAATGCAAAGCCCTTCGAGAATGTCGGCGAAGTCGGAGGCGTTGTACTCGCGCCGGGCGTCGCAGAAGTCAAGGGTGACTTCGACGGGGTCGGACTTCTGGTGGAGGGTGCCGGGCATCCGAAGGACGCGCGCGATGTCGGTCGCCCTGGGATCGCCGCCGATTGCGGCCGCAAGTGCTCGGTTGAGAGCGACGGATTCCTCTGGGGTGATGGGTTCCTTGAGTTTCCAGAGGAGGTGTTGTTTTCCGGGGGATGTCGTGACGACGATGGTCGGTTGTGGGAATGATGCGAGGAGGGAGGACGGCTCGCGGTCGAGGTCCACCCAGAGGACGCGGCATTCGAGGACGTTGGCGGCGGTGCCGTCGGCGGCATCGGGGTTGCGCGGGTTGACGCCGTAGAAGACGCCGTAGCCCGGGAGTGCGGAGGCGCGTTCGACTGCGTTGACTGCGTCGTCGATGGTGAAGTAGACGCCGGAGCGCGGGCGGCGCTCGGCTCCGTCGGGGGAGGCCGCGTCGGGGAACGCTCGAAGGTTGATGCCGTCGCCGTCGTTGAAGAGGGTTTCGAGGAGTCGGCGAGAGGAGGAGAGGGTGGTCATGCGACGGGTCCGTTCGTGGTAGGGTTGTCCGTGATGGGGCCGCCCGGGAGGCCGCCCGTGAGGGAGCGATCGAAGATGGAGCCGTAAGGAATGGGGGCTTCGTTGGTTTCGATGGGGCGGTGTTCTCCGCAGCCGTCGTTCGGTTCAGTGAGCGGCCATCGGGCTTCGCTTGAGAGTGATGGCTTGGGGACATATCGACGACACAGGCCCCGCGAATAGTGCGACTGTTTGCGGTCCCAGAACTGGCACGACGAACACGGCGGCAACGGCATGATCCTCTCCGAGAAAAAAGAAACCCGCCCACCCTCGGAAGCGACGCCAGAGGGGTGAGCGGGTTGGGGGGGGTATGGAGGCCCCGGAATGTGGTGTCTCCGGCGTCGCTGGCGGATTATGGCACTGAGGGCGGCGGGGTGTCAATGGGGTTGGTGGTCGGATGGAAAGACCAGATGTCGCGGCGCTCCTGTTCGAGCGTCGGATCGACGAGCCCGATGGTGAACGGCTCGCCGAGAAGGACGTAGTCCTTGGCCTTCTCGTTCAAGAAGTAGAGCCACGGTGTCGGTTTGAAGATCACGTCGCGCGCCGCCGCGGCCCATCCGCGCAAAGCGCGTGGCCAGCAACGCTCGAACGCTCGTTGTCGGGCAAGCTGTTCGCGCGGAGTGCGTGCGCGGTTCCTCGCGTGGCGTGACTTGCGCGTGGTTTTACGGTTCCAGGGCATTCGGCTTCTCCATCTCCGCAATCGCGCGGTCGCACTCGGCGCGCATCCCCTTCAAGTCTTCGAGATCGATGTAGTGCGTGATCGAAATCCCCGCGCGCGAAGTCACGAAGAGGCCGTACTTGCCGAGCAATGCGTTCCCCTCGCAAACCCGTATCACGAAGTGCTCGCCCGGGCGGAACGCGTTGCTGAAATCCATGAGATTCATTCCTCAACATCTCCTTCCATGTGGGAGGTCCAGACGCGCACGGTGCGCTCGTCCAAGTAGTCGGACCACAACTCGTCGGTGACGACGATCGGTTCCCATCCCGACAACTGATTCAGTCGATCGTACATCGCCATCAACGACCGCATCGCCTCACGGCGCTCGGGGGTGTTGGGGACTTCGGCGTCGTCGTAGATCGTGAATTCGGTCATCCAATCACCCTCCTCACATCCTCAACCGACCGCGCCAACACATAAACCCCGCCGCGCTTCTCGCACGCCGCCTGAAACGCCCGCTGCTCCGGCGACTGTCGTCCACCGTTCCGCCGCTTGCACTCGATCCCGACGAATCGGCCGTTCGGCGGCTCGATGCAGATGATGTCCGGGGATCCGGGGAGGCCGAAGCGGACGAGAGAGTTCGTGTCCACCGAGTGCATGGCTCCGCTGTTGTTGCGCCAGACCAAGAACGCCGGCCGCTCCTGCGCGAGCCACTGAAGGACTTCGCGGAGGACATGGGATTCGGCGTTGAGGTCTGGGGTGTCGCCCGCTGGATTGGGTGTCATGCGAATAGATTCCCCGTCCTGGCCGCGAGCCGACGCGCGGCGATCTCGCAGTAACGCTCCTCGATCTCGATGCCGATCGCTTTGCGGTTGAGGTCGGCGGCAGCCACGAGGGTGGAACCACTACCAGCGAACGGATCAAGGACGATTCCAGCGCATCGGTCGATCAGATTCTTCATTAAGTCGATCGGCTTTGCGTGAGGGTGTCCGGTGATCCCGGCCGGAGATCTCGTTCCTCCCACCATCGGGATACAGCTTTCGACAACCGACGACCATCGACACGCGACCAATGGATGAGATCCACACAGGAAAACCGCCTCAACATCGCGCCGATACCCGATTGTCGATCCAACGACTCCCGCATCATTCGGTTTTTTCCATATCAGAATGTGCCGAAGACCTGGAGGGAATGGCGCGTAGAGAGATCCAAAAACGACCGATGGCTTGTCGCCCCACTGTTGCAGTGCCCAGTCCCTATATGATGTGTCATGATCGTTCACGATTCCGTCATGACGCCTCGAGCCTGCCGCTGCATTTTCGCTCTTGGACCATGAAATCCCATACGGCGGGTCCGTCACCAAAACATCAGCCGCGATCGTCGGCAAAATCTCGCGACAGTCACCGTGGTAGAGGGTGACGAAATCGTCGGAGTAGTACGGATCACTGCTCATCGTTCATCTCATCCGCCGCCTTCCCGCACCGATAGATGGTCGAGATCACGGCGACCGCGGCGACCGCGGCGAGAATGATTGCGAAGGTCATCGCATGGTCTCCTTCAGTATGAGGTCGAACAGGTTTACCGTCTCATCTTTCGGCACGGATGCCAACACTTCTTTGGTTGGCCATCGACGGAAAATCTCCTCGTAGCGACCCGACGCCCACTGCCGCGCGGTCTTCGCGCTCGTGTACTTCCTCGACTCGGGGTATTTGACCGCGTGGTGCATGAGCGTTCGATAGGCCCAAATCTTGAGATCGTCGCTCGCCGTCGCGGTTTCTTCGAACTCGCGGTCACCGATCGGCGGATTCGGCCACATGCCGAACTCGACGCGGTAGCGTCCGATCGCCCACGACCGACATCTTTCGGCGTCCGTCGCGATGTCGAGAAGCTGAATCCATCGGTGGACGCGCTCGGGCGGAACCCCGCGCGAAACCTCCACCAGTTCCCCGTCCACGACCGCGAGTTTGCGCGGCTTCACTGTGAACTCCGCACCGCAATGCGGACACATATCCACCGCGTTATCGACGAGCGCCATGCACTCGCCGCACCGCTTCAATCCGAGATTCGCCCCGCATCCGGTCGCGAGCTTCACGCGCCCATTAAGCGACCACTCGTAGCGGTTGTCGCCCCGGTAGTGGTGACGGTGCCAGTTACCCGCGTGGTCGAGAACGACGGGCGTTCGCTTGCCTTCGCTGATGCGCATCGCGCGGCCGAACATCTGAATCTGCAACGTGAGCGATTCGGTCGGGCGCATGAGGATGACGCATTCGAGCGCGGGGAGGTCGAAACCTTCTGTGGCGATTCCGACGTTCGAAACGAGAGCCGTTGCCCCGGACCGCAGACGCTCGAAGATCGCTTCGCGTTCCGCCTTCGGCGTCGATCCGTCAACGTGCTCGGCGATCACCCCCGCTGCGACGAATGCCGCGACGATCGACTTCGAGTGCTGGATGTCCACGGCGAACGCAAGCGTCCGGTATCCGGCCGCGTGTCGGAACCAATGCGCCACGGCATCGCCGACGAGCGCGGGCTTGTTGACGCACTGTCCGAGAGCGCCGATATTGTAGTCGCCCGCCGTTTTCTTGATCCCGTGGAGATCCGGGGACGCGCCCGCGAACATGCGGGGGAGCATGAGGAATCCGTCGCGGATTAGGTCGTCGGTGTGGGCAGCGAGGATGATCGTGCCGAATAGTCCGCGCAATGGCTTCCCGTCGTGCCGCGCGGGGGTGGCGGATAGTCCCAAACGTGGAACACTCATGCACTTAGCATATGAATCAGCGGCCGAATGTTGACTTTCATCTATGACGACGTAGTCGCACGCCGGTAGCCCACGCCGCGCGATTTTCTGAATCGAGATGACTTCGACATTCGGAATCCCCGCGAGGTGTCGAATCGCCTGGTCTTCAAGCTCTTTGCGGTGGACCGTCCAGACGCATCGTTGATTGATGCGCTGGACGATCTCGCGAGCCATGACCGTCTTACCAGACCCGGTCGGCGAGCATAAAATCGGATTCAAGCCGTTCGCGTGCGCGGTGACAGTTTGCTCGACGGCGGCTGACTGGTAGGGCCTGAGGATCATTCCGCCGAAGGAGCCGACTTCACCGCCGCGCGCATCTGGGCGATGACGACTTGGAGGTAGGACACGGGGAAATGGATCTGCTCTTCGCCTTGGCGGATCATCACATCGTCGCCTTCGACGTTGATTTCGAGGGACTGGAAACCTTGGACTGTCGGCATTCGATACTCCTAAAAAAGAAGCCCCGGCCGTGGATTGCGACACCCGTGGGCCGAGGCTTCACCCTATGACGGAAGGGTATTCGGTGTGGGTGTCGCGACGAAATCCTACATTTTTTGATGGACGATAAAAGACAAATCTTGTGTTGTATTTTTTGAACGTATGTAGTAAATTTTGAACATGAGCGAAACCAAAAGCGACTTCAAAAGCGAACCGAAAAACGACCCGAAGACGCCCGCGCAAGAGATCGCGATCTGCCGCAAGGAACTTGCCGAGATGCTGAAGGACGGCGAGGACGTGGACCAGAAGGCGGTCAAGCGCGTCTGCGTCCGATTGCTCGTCGCCGCGCTCGCGGCCGACATCGACGTGAAGACGGACATCGCGAAGGTGAGCCAGCTTTCGTCGTTGCTCGGGTGGTCGAAAGCCAACGCGGGCGGGTTGAAGGCGATTTTGCCTCTCGCGGTCCAAGACAAACTGAAGAAGATTTCCTAAGGATTCGCAAGGAATGAATCAGGACATGAACGCACCTCTCCTCCCTCCTCCGATCAACGATCCGATGGCGACGCGCAACCCGGAGGCTTACAAGAAGAAGTCGAACCTGGGTCGCCCGCCGAAGCGCGCGAAGATGAAATGCCTCGTCGCGAAGTGCAAGCGCGTGGCGACGGTTCGTGGACTTTGCCAGACGTGCTATTACGCGGCGAAGCGCGAGGTCGAGCGCGGGAACGCGACATGGGAGAGGATTCAAGCGGCGGGACTTGCGTTGCCTTCCGCGCGGTGCTCGAATTTCATGGAGCAGTTCGCGCGCTCGGTGGACGGCAAGGGCAAGAAATGAAGCTGGCAATCTGCATCCCTTGCCGCGGATCGGTGTCGGGAACGGCATTCCCCGCGCTCGCTTCCGAGATCGCCGACGTGACGTACTTTTGGAACACGGAGTACGGAGAAGGAAGCTCGCGGCTATTCTCGATCGCGCGGTCGCACATCGCGCTCGCCCGCGCGCGGCTTCTCTCGTGCGCCGCGGACTGGGGCGCGGACTGGATCTTGTGGATCGACGACGACGCGATCCCTGAAGTCGGCACGTTTCGTAAGCTCTATGCGCATAAAAAGGACATGATCGTCCCGTGGTTCTGCGCTCGTGAGCCGAAGGGGCAATCGGTTTGCTGGAACCTGAAGAAGACGGAAGGCGACAAGATCGAAAAGACCGGCCCGATCGAAAAGCCGACCGAACTCACGCGGATTGGAATGTCGGGGTTTCACTACGTTCTGATGAAGAAAGAGGCGGCGCGCGTCGTTTACGCTGTCTCTCGCGGCGTTCCGTTCAACTACACGATCGAGAACGGGAAGCCCTTCGGCGAGGACTATTGGTTTTTCCAATACGCGTTTTGCGCGGGCATCGAGCTTTGGCTTGACCCGACGATTCACGTCTGGCATTTGGGGGAGACGGTGGTTTGAAAGAAAAAGTCGCCGTCATCACATGCACGGGGGACCGCGCGCTCGCGTGGAAGCTCTGCAAATACTACCAATCTCGGTGGATGGACGTTCCGCACACATGGGTCGTCATCGACGGACCTGCTGCGTCGTACGACCTGAACCTCTATCGCGCCTTCAGGCATCTACCGAAGGGCGTCGAAAAGATCGTCATCATGGAGGACGATGACTGGTACGGACCGAACCACCTGAAGGCGGCGGTGGACGCGCTCGATAAGGTGTCGCTCTACGGCGAGGCTCCCGACCGCTGGTACAACATCCGAACGCCGAGCTACGGGATTCAAAAAAACACGACGACCGCCGCGCTCGCATCGACCGCGTTCCGCGTTGAACTCATTCGCCTTTTCTACGACACGCTTGATCAGGTGACGGCTCGATTCCTCGACATGAACTTCTGGGAAAGGGCGCGACGCGCAGGCGTTCCGCATCTTCTTTCGGACAACCGAAACGTCGTAGGCATCAAGGGAATGCCCGGGCGCGGCGGTTTGGGATATGGACATCGAATCCCGATGGATCACCGCGACCCCGCGTTCGACAAGCTGCGAGAATGGATCGGCCTCGACTACGAGCCGTATCGAAACCTTCACTCGATGCTGGATTTTTCGGTCACGGAATGAGCGAACCCGAAGTCAAAAAACGACGCCCGCACCGCTCAACGATTCCGTTGAAGCTCGATCTCGCGCGCGAGCGATCGAAGGACTTCTATTGGTTCTGCGTCAACATTCTTGACATGCCGCTCTACGAGCCGCTGCATCGTCCGGTGTGCGACTTCCTCACGAATTGGAAGCCCGGGAAATCGACGAAGCTCCTTTTGCTTCCTCGACGACATTTGAAGTCGTCGATCGCGTCGTTCGCGCTCCCGATCTGGACGTTCGCGAACGATCCGGCGTCGTGCATTTTCTTCTCGCACGGCACGAAGGACATCGCGAAGCGATACCTGATGCAAGTGAAGCGCAAGCTCGAAACCGACGAGACGCTTCAGACGCTTTGGGAAAACTCGTTCTTCAAGAATCCAGCCCGCGAATCCCCGTCGTGGACGCAGGGTGAGTTGATCGTGAAGCGTCCCGCCGATCGCGACTTCCGCACCCCGTCGATGGTGGCGGCCGGCGTCGAAGCCGCTCCCGCGGGTATGCACTTTGACATGTTCATTCTCGACGACTTGGTGTACGACCGCGAGTGCATCGAGTCGGAGGATGCGCGAAACAAGACTTCCGACTTCATCGACGAAATCAACTACATGGGTCTTCCGGGCTATCGGAAGATCATTCTCGGAACGCGTTGGCACCATGACGACTGTTACGGCCGACTGATCGACCCGAAGAACGGCAACGCTCAGTTCGTCGATACGCTCATCATGGACTGCGGATGGCGTCCGGGCGGCATCGAAGCGGATTGGGAACCGATCTTCCCGAAGCACCCGACGCTTCCGGTCGGATGCACGAAGGCTGGACTTCAAGAGGAGTATCTGAAGAACCCGCGCAAGTTCGGTTGTCAGATGATGAACAACCCGACGATCGAAGGCGCGACGGCGTTCAAGCGCGACGATATTCAGGTGTTCACGCCGGAACCGGACGGATCACCCCCGATCGAAGAGGCATATCACTACTTCACGGCGGTAGATCCGAACCGCACCGAGTTTCAAAACATCGGAAAGACTGCGCGCGGTGCCGATCCGTGTGCGATCGTCACGGCGGCGATCGACTCGAAAAACCACATCTGGGTGGTGGATGTCACCTCGGGCTATCCGAACGTCTTCGAACTCGTCGATTGGATCTTCGCGCACGTCGAGCGGTGGAAGCCGAAGTGCGTGTTCTTCGAAGCGGTGAACTACCAGACGCAGATCGGAACCGCTTGCACGCGGCGCATGGAGGAGCGCGGGATGTTCTTCTCCGCGGTCCCGCTTGAGCGTGCGAACGCCCGAAAGTCGTCGCGCATCCTCGCAATGCAGGATCGGACGCACGCGAAGGCGCTGCATGTCCGCAACGGCCTCGACGAACTCATTCACCAGATGACGGAGTACGGATCGGCGAAGCACGACGATCAAGTGGAGGCGCTGGCGGATATTCACGCGAAAGGATATGCGCCGTCTTCTTCGGATGTTAGTAAGAACTCAGCCCCCCGAACGGGGGTTCTTCTCGGTCGGATCTTGGACGGTGTATTGAATCGTTCGAACGCTGACGGTCGAACGACGGCGCGATTCGGATGAAACCATGACACTCGACACATTCCAGACGGGCGCGGCGTACGACGTTTCTCTTCCGGGTCTCCAATCGGGCGGGATCGGCGACGACCTCAAACGTGACAGCCCGCGCTTTTGCCAGCGGCTTGTCGATTACTTCCTGAAGCGTCGATCCGAGTTTGACGGCATGTGGGATCTTGTGGACGCGAACTATCGCCACAAGGGCCTCGAAGTCTCGGCGAACCCGCTCAGTATGCAGGTGGACGAGATTTTCCCCGGCCGCGTCTATTCGCTCGTTCACACGATCGAATCGCAGGTCGCGCACGACTCGCCGAAGTTCTACCTCCGCGGGTTCACCGGGATCATGGAGCCCGAGACGGTTCCGGCGATGGAGGACGCGCTGAACAACGAGTGGATGGAGGATTCGACTCTCGATCGCGAGACGCGCCTCTCGATCCGCGACTGCATCAAATACGGCCGTGGCATCGCGCTCACGTCGTTTGAGGCCGACGAAGACTACGACGTTGACCAAGCGACCCAGGAGGCCGACGAAGAACGCGCGATGGCGGTTTCCGACCCGATCGCCGCGCAGATGACCGCCTCTATTGTGGCGGAAACGGCGGCGGCGATTGCGGATGGCGCGCCCGAGGTCGAAGAGGAGACGTTTGAAGGCGACTCGCGCGTCATCTGCGAGCGAGTGAGTACGCGGCGCGTGTCGGTGAGGAACTTCCTCATCGACCCGGACGCGACGAGCGAGCACGACGCGAAGTGGATGGGTCGCGTGGTGATCGCCGATTACGAGGCGGTTCTCCGCGATCCGTCGTTCAAGCGTCGGAAAGAGATCAAGCCGACGAGCCGCGAGCGGATCAACTTCCTTTTCTCCGACGACGCCGACAAGCTCAATCCCTACAAGTGCGTCGCGCTCTACGAACTCTTTCTTCGTCAGCCCGGCGGCGGGTGGAAGCTCGTCGTTTTCGCGGACGGTCACGACTTCTTCATGAAGGAGAAGATGAACCCGTATTGGATCGGGTGCCCGTACGACCTTCTTTCGTGGAACGACGACGGCGAAACGGCGTTCCCGCAATCCGACATCCTTCCGGTGATGTCGCAGATCCTCGGCGAGCGCATCCTTCTTTCGAAGCTGATCGACGCGCATTCGCGGCAAGGGCACAACACGACGTTCCACACTTGCGACCTCGACGAGAATCTTCTCAAGGCCGCGCGGGCTCCGGGCGTCGAGAAGTACGTCAAGGTCGGGACGCAGGTTCAGGGCAATCTCTCGTCGCAATTCCACAAGAACCAGAACGAACCGATCTCGCCGGAGGGCATGAACCTTCTCGCGATCCTTGAACGCGAAATTCAGGTCGGTTCCGGCATCGGCCCGAATCAAGCTGGCCAGGCGATGAAGTCGGAAACGTCGGCGACAGAAGCGGCCGAGGTCGCGGGGTTCTCCCGCGCTCGCGGCGCGCACAAGTTCAAGGCGGTGGAAATGTTCATCGCCTCGATCGCGCGGAAGCGTCTCGGGATTACAGCACAGTTCTTCCGCGAGAACCCGGAAAACGTCGCGTACATCGCTGGCAAGGAAGCGGCGGCGGCTTGGGCCAAGATGCGCTGGACCAAGGGCGACGTTCAGCGAAATCTCAAGGTCAACGTCGAGCCGGGTTCGATGCGCCCGATCAACGACGACCAGCGGCTCAAGCAACTCATTTCGTTCCTTGGGCTTGCGATGCAAAACCCGGTTTGGGCGGCGGGCATTGACCAGCCGGGAGCGCTGAAGCGCGCGTTTCAATATCTTGGGTTCCGCCGCGGAGATCCGTTGCTTTTGGACCAAGATCCGCAGAAGTGGGGTGTGGCGCAGGCGCTCATGGGCCTTCTCGGCCAAGGCGGGAAGGCGTCGATGACCGCCCCGGAATCGGCTCCGGCGAACGCAGGGGCAGTAAATCAAACGAATGTGGCTTGACTTTTCGATGTTCAAAAAATACAACGATGTTGTGAAAATTGAACGCTTGTCCAAGGCTGCGGGTTTTGTTGTCGAGCGCGACGGTGACACGTCGATGATCGGCAGGAAGGCCATTCTTTCGAGCGAAACGTGCGGCGCGGCGGTCCAGACGATCGAATGGGTCCGCGTCCCGTACGCGCTCGAAATCGAGGCCGAGGCGATCACATGGGACGACGTTCTTTCCATCAATGAGGGATGGCGCGGAACGTGGACAGGGGGCGCGAAGCACAACGTCATGGGTGACGACGTACGAACGGCGCACGGTCGCTTGAAGTTCGTCGATCACGGTCTTTGCCAAGGCAACGACTTGAAGGACGTTCCGTGTCTTCCCGACTACTCGGACCCGATCGGCAAGAAGCACTGGCCTCATTACGTTCACTATACAGACCCCAAAACGGGGAAGCATTTCGAAGGGCCGCGTCCGTTCAAAACGCGCGATGAACGGAAATCGTACGAGCGGCTCACAGGTCTTCGCGCGGAGATGTGAACATGTTCACCAAGATGCCGAAGGGTTCGCTTCAACGCAGCCCGATCAGCGCGTTTTCGAGCGGTCCGATGAAGACGTTCAAAACGGGTGCGGACTACAACCGCAAGATGGGGAAGTAATTCCGCATGGACATCGTAGATCCGAACGTAGACACGTCGGCGAATGAAACGACGACGACAACGAACGATGCTGGCTCGCCCCAGGGTTCGCTCGGTGGCATTGATCCTAACACCCTGCCGGATGAACTGCGTTCGGTCTACGACTCCATGCTCGGCGACTACACGCGGAAGACGCAAGAGCTTTCCGCGATGCGCAAGGCGACCGAGGATCAACTTCGCCTCGTGCAAGATCCTCGCGCGCTGAAGGCCATGGCGGCGGCGCATGACGCGATGAACGCGCCGCCCCCGTCTGTCGGTCTCGAACAACTCTTTCCGTCGTTCGGCAAGTACAAGGCCGAAGCGGCGAACGATCTCGACGACAACGCGCGTGGCCCGATCGAATCGACGGCCGTTCACGCGGTCGCGAAGACGTTCATCGAGCCGTTCATTCCCTACATCCAGGCGCTTGAGGGTCGTCTCGCGCAACTGGAAGGTCGCGGCGTCGATCAGGAATGGGCGAAGCTCGTTGAAGCATACCCTGTCGCCGAAAGCCTTCAGCCGAAGGTCAAGGCGTTCATGGATCAAAACAGAAGCGTCAGCTTGAAGCAGGCGCTTTTTGCGGTTGGTGGTGATGAACTCTTCGCGGCTCGGCGAACTCAAGAGCAACCGAAACCTCGGACTCCTCTGAGCAATCCCGAAGACCGCCGTGGGGCGTCCCTCATCAAGCCGCGCCTCGCCGCTTCGAATGGAACCACGAAGGTCGAAGACGGTGAGAAGTCTCTCGCGGAACTCGGCAAACAAGAGATTCGAGCGAATCCTAGCCGATACCCGAGCGGGTGGTCAAGGTAATCAGGAGCTATGGCAACCGCAGGATTTTCCACCGCCAACTACAACTCGTTGGCGACGGCGACTCTTCCGAAATGGTTGAACCAGAAGTCTACCCAGGACATCGTGCATCGCGCGACGCCGGGCCTCTGGTACATGTTCGCGAACGCGAAGTTCGACGTGCTTCCGCATGACCTGATGATTCGTCTCAACGAATCGTTCGGCGGCGGCGTGACGTGGTTCGAGTATTACGACCTCGTTTCGACGACTCCCGTGAAGGGCGCTGCGGCGGCACGTACCGACGTGAAGCAGCTTTCGGCCCCGATCACGATTTCGTTGCAAGAGGCGTGGGAACTCGACACGCCCGAAAAGATCATGAACCACATGGAACTCGTCGCGCAGAAGCAGCTTCTCGCGATCGGCCGTTCCATGGCTGAGTACATGTATCGCGGCAACGCCGTGAACACGAAAGCGATTCTCGGTCTCGAACAGTGGGCCTATGCGTTGTCGCAATGGGACAACTCGTCGGGCTCGTACACGGTCCCGAGCACGCTGGCCTACATCAACGATCGTTGGCGCGCTCGTCAAGCGACGAACACCGTCGCGAACATCGCGCGCACCGGCTACTCGGCGGTCGAAACGGGCACGGGTTGGGAGAACGTCGCGATCGACTTCGATCCGGCGGGTTCCAACAACGACACGTTCGGCTTCACCTCCGGCGCTCCGAATGCGGCCATGATCGCTCTCGATCAGGGCTATTCGTTCGCGTCGGTCGGCAACACCGAGCACCCGGACTTGATCCTCTCGACGAAGCGTCCTTGGGACGATTATCGTTACGCCCTGATGGGCAAGACGACGATCTTCAAGGACGAAGACACGATGAAGGACATGCAGTTCGGGTTCGCGAACGTCAAGTACCAGAACGCGATCTGGTTCCCGGATGACTACGCGATCTCGTACGACGACGTCGGTTCGGTGGATGAGGCGGCGGGCACGGACAAGCTCTACATCATCAACACCGACTACACGCATCTGCTCATCGACAGCCGCGCGAACTTCGCTCTCGGCGAAGAGCTTCTGCCGATGGACCAACACGCCTTTACGCGTCACATCGTGTGGCGCGGGCAGCTCATCTCGTCGAACCCGCAAACGCTCGCGGTTCTCTTCAACTACGGAGCCTGATCCATGAGACTCACGAAATTGGGCGGGATCACGGTTCTCGCCGACGGCACTCTCTACCAAGCGGAAGCGATCGACACGCTCTGGCAGGCCTGGGGCTCGATCGCGGTCGGAACGTGCGTCGGCTTTGCCGGTGGCGATACGACTGGGACGAAGGTGATGAACCCCGTCGCCAACGCGACGGCGGATCACACCGCTCTCGGCATCTACCAGGGCGAGTCGTACCGCGGCGCGGCGACGGGACTCGGCGCGGCGACGACGACTTCGGGGCTTTCGGGTCTCGATGCCGTCTCGGGCAACCACATCCTCGTTCGGACCTTCGGCGTGGCGACGGCGCTCGTTGACGGAACGACCACGGATGCGGCCGACATCAACGCGCTGACTCCCTCGGTCGCGACGGCGGGCGAACTCCAATCGCTCGGCACGACGTTCGACGCCGGCGACTACCCGTTGTTCACCGCGATCGAAGCGAACACCGGTGCGACCGCGGCGAAGAAGGTCTTCGTTCGGGGCATGTGACCTTCGGGGGCGTGATGCTTCGACTTCTACTTCGGTGGCGCGTCTGGAAAGACGGAGATCGGGACTTTCGAAGGTGCATTGGGTGCACTCGGCTCGTGAGGGTCGAAAGCATTTTCAAGAGCGGCGGGTGTCCTCATTGCGGAGCGACGAGCTTCCGGGATACCAGCCGCGCCACCAAGTGGGAACTCTGGCAAATCGTTTTGGGGATCATCTGATGACCGCTGTTCTTGAGCAAAATCGTGCATTCCGTGGACGCCCGTGGGAAGGAAAGAAGGCCGACGCCTGGGCGCTCGTTTCCTTCGAGCGGCGCGAATGGTACTTCGACGTTTCCGCAGGTGTCTTCCGCGAGGCGCAAGTCAAGTGGGAGATGCAGCCGACGAAGACCCCCGGCGCGGCTCCGACGATGCTCAAGAACGGCTATCATCAACCGCCCCGGTTCAACTCTCCGCTGGAAACGTCGAAGACGGTCGAGATCGTTTACGACTACGCGGAGACGAACGACAAGTGCCTTCTCGATGCCTACCTCGAACTGCGCGGCACGAAGCAATTTTCGCCCGCATGGATCGAGGCAGCGAAGGAAGGTCGTCGGACCTGGGTGAAGTCGAAGAAGAAGACCGGCCGCATCGAAGTCGCGACGACGGGAGTGTCCGAGCCGTTGGCCGACGTGACGGTTCCGAGCGCTCCCGCGCCGAGCCTCAAGGCACCGACGCAGAAGCGCGCCGCGGCCCAATCGCCGTTCCAGGCGATCACGCAGCCGACCGTGCAATCGACTGAGGAAACGATCTAATGGCCGTCGAATCCGTCACGATTGGTGACATCGTGAACAGCGTTCGCTTTGCGATCCAGAGCAAGCAGTCAACGCTCGGGACGGATTTCGACGCCGAGATCACCAAGGCGATTTCGTGGACGCTTCGCGATCTCGTCTCGAAGACGAATCACCCCGCGTATCGAACCGAGTCAACGTTTACATGCGTGGTCGGTACGCGGGACAATGCGCTCGCCGCGGACGTGGAGCGCATCATCGAACCGGGAGTGCGGTTCGACGCAGCGCCGTTCACGACGCTGAAGTACGATGAACAGCAGGATTTCGACGAGGCGCACGGCCGCGCGGTCTTCACGTCGAATCAGCGGCCGTTTTCGTACACGCTTCGGGGCCGCGACTCGACGACCGGGTATTGGTCGCTCAGGCTCTTGCAGCCGCCCGACGACACGTACGTCATCCGGTACAACTACCTCGCGATTCCGACGAATCACAAGTCGTCGTCATCGGGGACCGAACTCGACCCGCGTTTCCCGCGCGCGCACTGGCAGGGCCTCGTATTCGGAGCGCTGACCGCGTTTCCGCAGCATCTCGGCCAGGATCAGACGCAGCTTTACGCGGCGAAGTATCAGGAAGTCATTCGCGCCATGTCGGACAGAGCAGCGCCGGTTATCGGTGATGCGCCGCAGGGCGAGGCGTACAGGGCGGGATTCATGGGTCGCGGCAAGATCGCGTATCCGGGAACCCTCTATAGCGGCTCTCCGATCTGGTGATGAATGTCCACTCGACCAATCGTTTCCCGTGTAGACCGATTCGCCGGGTTGTCGAATCGTTCCCTTCCGGTCGGCCAGACAAGGCTCGAATCACCGGATTGCCTCAACGTCGATTGGTCGGATCGGACCCTCGTGCGGCGTCCCGGCTTAACGCGGGTCAATTCGTCGATCCTTCGTGATTGCTGCGTTCGTCTCGACGGGTACAACGACTACGGCCGACTGATCCTCACGCCCGCCGCGCGCCTCGCGTTCGGGTGCGAAGTCCGATTGAACTCGTTTCCCGCCGCCGAGGTGACGCTGATCTCTCGCGGCTTCGGCACGGGTGCGAGTCGATACCTTCAAATCAGCTACGACCCGACGAGCGGCAACGGCGTTTGGCGATGCCGAGCTTACGATGCGACGGCGGGCGCGCTCCGCAATGTGACGATAAGCGACGGCGACACGGCGCGATCTCAGGTGAGCGCGAATCGGCATATCGAATTGACGACGGACAGCGGCGGGACTGCGACGTTCGCCGTGAAGGACGGAACGGGAAGCTCGATAGGATCGACGACATTCACATGGGCCTCAACCGTAGCCACAGGAGCCGGTGTATCCGATTGGTTCATCGGCAACAATTCGACCGATGGAATCGCCGCGCCAGCAGAAGGCGATTCTTCCCATGGCCCGTTTTCGCTCGCCGTGATGCGTTTCGGGGATGGAACCGATTCGGCTGAACTCGCCGCGTGCCAGGTGGTCGGTCGCGAGCTTTACGCCGTGACGACGGAGAACTCCGGCCTCGACGGTTATTTCAAGCTCAACGAAGGATGGGGCGCGCAGTCGTCAAGCTCGCAACTGACGACGACCAAGATTCTCTGGGGTCGCCAAACTCCCGAGTGGGTGACGGACCCGACGAGGGTTTTCGGTTCGGCGGGCTTGCGGTTTAACGGAGATGAAGGCCATGTCTTCTGGGACGCAACCAACTTCGGAACCCACACCTTCACCAGTACCGCAACCGGCGCGAAAAAGTGGCTCCTCACCTTTCTTTTTGTCCCGCGCATGGATCAAAGTGAAGCCACTGTTCGAAACCAAACTGTCCTATGGACGGGAACCGGGGCTACCAACCCCGCTCCCATCGGGGTCCGTGTCGCGTCCGACAACCTCGTCATCGACTACTACAACGGGGCGCTGACCTCGATCACGATCCCGACGGCGCTTTCGACGTACGTGAACAAGCGGATCAGGGTGCAGGTTTCGTACAACGACCTCGCGACGGATTCGATCTTTTGCATTGCGAAGATAGAAGGAGTCACGCCGTCGTCGTTCGCGTCGGGAAACCCGGGCGCGACGAATCCGACGTGCTCCTCGACGTGGACGATCGGGCGCAACTTGTCGTCGGCGACGTATCCGTTTACCTACAACACGCGCACCGCGTTCTGTGAAATCGACGACGTGTGCTTGTTCAAGGACTACGACCCGAACGCGGGCAACGGCCCGCAGATTCCCGCGTCTCTCGCGATGCGTGAGGCGACCGATCAGACGGTGTACAACGGCGGCAACGGCATGTTCTCGTCGTCGATTCAACTCGTCGCCGGTCTTCGGCTGAACGAGGGCGGCGGGAACTATCTGAATACGATCGGCAGCAAGACATCGACCGCGTATCTGTGGCCGGAAGAGGAAGACGGTGTTCTTTGGGACACCGACCTCGTCGACCCGGATGTCCCGGCCGAGATTGACCTGATCTACAACTATCGCGTCTTCGGTGCGAGCGGCACGCTTACACGCAAAAAGCTCGTAGTCATCGGCGGCGCGATTCTTACGATGACGGACGCAGGAGTCGTGCAGTATGTCGGCACGATCAAAAAGCGTTCGAACGGAACCGCGTCGAAGGTATCGGTCGCGCAGTATGCGTCGTCGGTGTTTCTCGCGCGTGAGAACGGCGATCGGCCGATTCGCTTTGACGGAACCACGACGAACCTTACGGGCATCCGTGCGCCACTTCTCGCTCCCGTCGTTACGGGCGCTACGTCGGGCGGCGCTCTTGCGGACGGCACGTACACGGTCTACTTCACCTATCGCAACTCGACGACCGGATCGGAGTCAAACCCGTCGCCGTACGGAACGGTGGTGATCTCGGGCGGCGGCGGCGCTGGACGCATCGACGCGGTGGTTTTGCAACGCGCAGGCGATCCGCAAGTGAATCAGCGTCGCATCTACGTTACGGCTGTCGGTGGTGGCGCGAACTCGACGGCGTATCTCTCTGCGACGGTGGACGACAACACGACGACGAACTACACGACGGACATCACGGCCGTCGGAGTCTTGTCGGGCGTGACGCTCGAATATACGGACAACGAAGAGGCGCCCGTTGGTTCGATGGTGCGCGTGTTCAAGGATATGCTCGTCGTCGCGGGCGACCCCGTGTATCCGACTCGGTCGTTCCCGTCGATCGTCGGCTCGCCGACCGCTTTCAATCAGACGACGCGATACATCGACGCGGATCTCGACTCGGGGCACGTCATCACCGGACTCGGCGTCATCGCGAACAATCTGGCCGTGATGTTCAGCGACGGTCTTCGCCTTTACGCGGCGACGGGCGACACGACGAACCCGTTGATCCCGGTCTACGAATCGCTCGACGCTGGCCCCGTGGGGTCGCGCGCGTTCGTCGAGACGGCGTCGGGCATCTTCTACGTCGGGGAGCGCAGCGCGTTCCTTTGGACCGGATCGGGCGTTCAGGATCTCGCGAATCCCGCGGGGTTCGATCGCCCGTCGATTCGGTACACATGGGAGAACCATCTCGACGGCACGGTTCTCGATCGTTCCGTCGTGGCGTTCGGTTCGGCGAAATCGACGGTGTATTTCGCCGTGCCCGCGACGAACGGCATTCGAACGTTGGTGGACGAACAGCCGGGCAACGACATGGTTCTCACGCTCGATCTCACGCAAGGCGTGTGGTCGAAGTGGTGGATGGATTCCGAGTTCATCGCGGAAATCGAAAACGCGGACGATCTCGGAACGATCTACGTCGGGGCGTACGGATTCATTTCGTACTTGGACGAGTCGGCGCGATTCGACGGAGCCACGACGGGGACGCCCGCCGATCACTTGAACATCGTTCTGTCAACGTCCGGCAAAACCGCGACGATCACGACGAGCCCGTACGGATCGACGAATCTCAAGGGTATGCTGGTTTATCACTACCTCGCGGCGGCGCAGACGACTTCGGTCTACCGCATCATGAGGAACACGGCGTCCACGCTGGTCTTGAACGCGGCCATTTCGATCTCTGATCCGTCCGGTGGCGACTATCTCATTCCCGGAGGCATCCCGTGGTTCGCGGACTTCTTCGCCGACTTCGGGAATCCGCTCACGTTGAAGCGTCTCCGGTGGGTCAAGTCGGCGTGCGTCTCGCGCGCGACGTTCTCAAGCAATCTGATCGTCGCGATCGGGACGGATGTTCTCGCTCGACGGGCGAACGATCTGTCAACGTTCCCGTTGACGTATTCGCACCAGACGACTCCGACGACGACGCCCGACGTGTTTATCGCCGGGCATTGTCGAACGGTGCTCGTTCGATTCAGCGACGGTCCGGTAGGCGTGACGGTGACGACGGGCGCGATTCCGTTCCCGTCCTACGGGTCGCGGTTCGACATCGTCGAATTTCAGATTGAAGCCGAGGAGGTCGCGGCGCGGTGACGATCAGGAACCCGTTCGCACAACTCGACGCGGTCCCCGGCGATCTCGATCCGGCGCTCGCGAACATGCTTCGCCAGTGGCACGCTGCGTTGACCCGATCGTTGGCGTCGGTGAATCCGGCCGGAACCGATCAGGTTGGGATTCATCGCGACTCGGGGTTGTACGTCAAGCCGAGCGAGATGGCGACGGCGCTTGCGGGGACGTTCCAACCGCTCGACTCCGACCTCACGGCGATTGCAGCGCTCGCGACGACGGCATACGGTCGCGCGTTTCTCGCGCTCGCGGACGCGGCGGCGGGGCGAACCGCTCTCGGGTTCTCGTCGAAATACCACTACGCCTACGTTCCGTTCATCGCGGCGGCGAATACCGCATCCGCCACGCTCACGACGCACCCGAGCACGGCGCAGTTCTTGTGCAACAACAACCGCAACATCACGAAGTTCGACACGACGCACTTCTCCCACGTTCGAATGCTCGCCCGCGTGACGACGGGGTCGGCGTCGGCGAATACTCCGCGGCTTCGCGTGCGGTATTACAAGGCCGCGTTTTCGACGACGCTATCGGACTACGCCGACATCGGTTCGTCGGAAGTCTCGTGCTCTCTCACGTCCACGGGGCTGATCGACTCGGGGTGGATTTCCATCGTGGCGGCGGCGGGGTCGGCGGACATTTACCTCACGGTTGACCAGATCGGCGGGGATAGTTCGGCAAGCCCCGCGGTCGGTCAACTTCAAGTCGTATTCAGAGGCGTCAACACGGAGGTCTGATCGTGGGTCTCGCATACCGAAAACTCGACGCGCTCGACTGGACCGCGCTTTCGACGTTGCACAACCACTTCGTCGAGGAGGCGCGGAGCCAGAAACCCGATCTCGTCTCAAGCGTCAACGACCTATTCCAACGCGCGGCGGCACTCATGCAGTCGCTCGTCGATCCGTGTCACGTCATCATCGGCGCGTTCGACGGCGATTTGCTCGTCGGCTACGTCTCGGTCTACATGGCTCCGATCGTCGGGACGGGGTTCACCGATTGGGCGTCGTGCGACGGCATCTATGTGCTCCACGATTACAGAACGCGCGCGACCCGTGGACTTTGGCATTGGGCGAAAGAGACGCTGAAATGCTCGGGAAAGTCAAGACTTCAAGGACTTGTTTTGACGGCAAACGAACGAACGGTTAAACTGCTCACACACCTCGGATTCCGTCCCGTGGGGACCGTCTTCGAAATGGAGATCGCGAATGTCGGGACAATCGAGCGCACAGAAAACGGCGTCGAAAACGGCGGGACTCGCCCCGAAGACGCTCGAACAGTCGCGGAGTAACTTCCTCGCGTCTCCCGAGTACGCTGGACAGCAGGACATCGTCCAGCAGATTCTCGCGAATCCGTACACGTTCTCGCAGCAGGATATCGACCGCATCTACCAAGGCGGCGCAGCGACGGCGTACCAAAGCGCGAACGGGTTCGTCGATCAGCAGAACGCCAAGCAAGGCGCACAAGGTGTCTTCCGGTCTGGCGGGACGAACGCGCTCCACGCTCAAGCGGGCGCGCAACTCGGCGAACAACTGGCCGGGGCGCAGCGCCAGGGGCAACTCATGGCCGCGCAGCAACGCATCCCCGACCTCGCGAACGCCTACAATCTCGCTGGCCAACTCTCGCAGACTCGGTCAGCGTACGACTCGAACATCGCGAACGCGCAACTGGGGCAAGCGAACGTGCTCGGTGGTCTCGCGGGTCAGCCGACCCCGCTTCAGTCGGGTCTCGGCGGTCTGGGCTCGATTCTCGGCAGCACGGTAGGAGCGGCCGGACAAGCTGGCGGCTTCGGAAAGCTGATGAAATGAGCGACGGAATCGGAGCATTGGCGCAGGGATTCGCGCAGTCGTACGCGCAATACCCCGAAGTGCTCGCGCGGAAACAACAGATCGACCAGAACGCACCCGTGGCGGCGGCGAACGTTCGCGCCGCGAACGCGGGCGCGGCGGCGACCGAACAAGCGACGGCGTTCGGTGCCGAGGATCGTCCACTCGTCAAGGAAAGGATGACCGCCGAAAATGCAAAAGCGAAAGCCGAAGCGGAAGCAACGCCCGGGCTGCTGAAAGCGCAGACCGAAGGACTGGGCGCGGGTGCTGAATCCACTCGCGTCCAAACCGACCGCATGAAGCGCGCGGCGGTTTGGGATGACATCCTCAACGAAGCGAACGCGGCGACGGCGCAGGCGGGTGCGTACACAGCGCAGACGAACGCGGCGGCGGCTCCGGCGAAGATCGGGATGGAACTCGCGGCTGGCCGTGAGTCGATCGCCTCATCGCGCGCGGCGCGCACCAACCGCGCCGAAGACGTGAAGTTCCGCAACGAACAAGCGGCCCGCGAGTCGGAGCGGTTTTACGCTTCGCTCGGGCAGCAGGATCGGCTGGCGGTGTTCAACGCGATCACGCAACAGCAGGGCCGGAATCAGCAGGACGCATCCGAACTCGCGCGAACGCGAGAGTCGTTCCTCGCGTCCCTCGCGCTCAAGGACGCGGAGCTTCGCGGCGACCATGCCAAGGTCACGGGCTCGCTCGCGTCGGACTACGTTCGCGCGGGTCTCGCGCCCGACGTAGCGCAGCAGAAGGCGGAAACGTTCTTCGGCGCGTACAAGGGCCTCGGCGACCGCGTGTCCGCTCTCGCCGGAGCGATGCAGAAGGGCAACCCCCGCGCCCGCGCGGCGTACGTCCAGGCGGCAGACGACTTCAAGACGTTCACTTCGCTTCTGGGCAGCGCACGCGATGCGAGCGACCCGGAGACGAAGCAACGCATCCTGAGGATGGCCGAAGACGGCCTTGCCCCGTACGCTCCCACGTCGCAGCCCACGGAGCAGAAGGCCAGGCGTCCGCGATCGGTCGGGTCGGGAATGCTTCGCGGTCGCGGAAAGAAGACGGGCGGGGATGCGTTCACGAAGGAACTCGGGAAGGGACTCGTCGGCACTGAAGAGACGAAGGCCGCGCCGACTGGCCCCGACTGGTTTGCGGGCACGCCGTCCACGGAGTCGTCGAAGTCGCTCGTGAACACCGTCGCGAAACGAAGCGCGGGGTCTATGAAGACCGACGTGAACGAGATCGCGCGGTCGCTCCAGAAGAACAACCCCGGGCGATACACGGTCTACGAGGGTCGGGTTCATGAACTCCCCGCGGGCGACGAACTCTTCAAGAACCGCGGGGAGATTCCGAAGTCGGGGGCCTTCAGGAAAGACGACAAGCTCACCGAGTTTTTGGACAAAGAAGTCGGCGGCGACAAGGGGCAAGAGCGGCTGGCGGAAGCGTACCAGGCTCTCGTCGATAAGGGCGAACTCGATTCCACGTCCGACACGAGTGACCCGAAGGTATTCAAGAAGGTCGTTCGCGAAGCGTTTTTGAAGTACGCTCGCGACGAGACGTATTTCAACCCGGCGCGCACACCGGACTACCCGGGCAAACTCATTCCCAAGGACTAACCCATGACCCCCATCGACTTCCTAATCTCCGGCGCACGCGCGAAGCTCTTGTCGCAGATGCCGCAAGAGCAACCGATGCAACAGCCGCAGCAACAGACGATGCAGCAGCCGGCGATGTTCGCGCAAACGAATCCCGCGAACGTTCAGCCCGCTCAATACATGTCGGCCGCGCAGACGGCGACGAATGACTTCGCTTCGCAACTCGCCGCGCTCTCGTCGGCGAAACTCTTCGGACAATAGAATGCCCGGACTCGGACTTGGACAACCCTACGACGACAACGCCGGTAGCCTCGGCATGGGTCTTCGTCCGTCCCAAGTCAACCCGTATTTGCCGAATCAGAGCCAAGTCGATCAGGCATATGCGGAGCAAGCGCAGGAAGAACCGAACTTCTTCTTCAAGCTCTTGCAGGTTCCCGAACGCATTTTCGGCGGTCAGTCGATCAAGGGGTTCGTCGAAGGAACGGCGCGCGGCGGACTCGGTGAAGGACTGCGAAAGCTCCTCGTCAACAACCCGCTGAATCAACTCCTCGAAGCGATCCCCGGCGTTGACGGGCTTGTCGAAGACACGTCGTTCCAGGACATTCGCAACTCGCTCGGTTGGAAAAGTTCGGGCAACGCGATGCTCGACACGGCGATCAACATCATCGGCGACACGGTTCTCGACCCGTTCGGCCTCATGTGGACCCCGTTCGGGAAGATCGGAGCGGCAGCGAAGGGCGCGGCCGTCATCCCGGCATCGCTCGCCGAGGCCACGCAAGGCGGACTGAAAACGCTTCTCGCGTTCAGGGTGCCGTTCTCGGAGTCGGGGTTCGCGGTCCCGATGTTCAAGTCGCTCGACGTACGGATCGCCAAGACGATCGACGGCGCGGCGGATTTCATGAACCGGAATCCCGTCACTGCCGCGATACTCAACACATTCTCGGCGCGCGGCGCGATCAAGGGCAACGCGGCGCAACGGTCCGCCGTGTCCACCGCGCTCGACACGGCCGACGTGTACGCTGGGAATACCGTCCTCGAACAGCAACTCCCGCAGATCGCGAAGAAACTGTTCGACACGCATCCGGAAGTATTCCGCGGGGAAGCGCCCGTGCAGACGGCGATGATGGCGCTTTCGGAACTCGGCGTCAGATCGACCGACGACTTCCACACGATCACCGGCCTCATCGAAGGCGGCAAGCCGTTCGCGGTCGGGCGGTGGCAACGGGACAAGATCCTCGACGGGACGGCCGATTTCCTCGCGCCGCACGAGGCCGCGTACGCAAAGCGACTCGCCGCGGGAATGGAGCGGGCCGTAGCTGACGGCAACATGACCGAACTCGGTGGACTCGTGAGCGAGTGGCAAGCGAACTTTGACCGCGCGATGCTCCCGAACTCGGTGCGCAACCTCCCGAGCATCAAGCTCAAGCAGGCGGAAATCGAGCTTCGTCGGGGCATCGACGTGATCGACCCGTTGCGCGGGCAGATCCTCACGCGCGAACAGAAGATGTCACAGATCGCGCAAGCGACGGGAGTCCCCCAAACCCCCGAGCAAGCGGCGCGCGGCGTCATCGCGCAGGAATTGAACCCGCAAGTCGTCGCGCAGCAGGCCGCGGAGAAGCAACTGTTCGGGTGGATTCAGGACGTTGATTCCGGCAAGTTCGAAGGCGTCACGCTCGAAAAGCTGACCGAGTCCGCCGAGATGTATCGCGGTCTGATGGAGTCGGTCGGTCGTCAAGATCAGATGTCCGGGTTCATCGACATGCTCTCGGAACCAGCCGTCCCGCGTATCCTCACGCGCGAAGTGCGCGATGCGATCGACGCGCAAGGGTACAAATTCACCAAGGGCCGTCGCGTCTCCGAGATGTCCACGCTCGAATGGATCAAGTACGTCCACGACAACGGCTCGTTCCTCACGAACTATCAGCCGATCAAGTACGCGGTCCTCGAAGACGCCTCGAAGTCGGGCACCGTATGGGACGCGATGTCGAAGATTTTCCCCGAAGACTTCGTGAAGAAACTTCGGAAGCTCCCGGGCGGCGAAGACGCGGCGCAGTTCTTCGAAACGAATCCGGCCTATGCGTTCTATCGTCGTCTCGAAGGGTCGATCTCGGCGCGACGGTTCAACCAGATCAACAAGTCGCTGACCGAGAAGGGCAGCCCGCTCTGGGCGATGGAGACGACAGGCGAGGATCTTGCGAAGAATCCCGGACTCCTTCAGCAACAGCAGGATCTCGGTCGTCGCGCGGTCATCATCACCGAAGACGCCGAGAAGATCATTCAGCGACCGGCGAACCCCGGCGAATTGATGAACGACGCGCTGCAACTGAACAACCGCGCGGCGGCGATGATCTACAAAGACCGCTCGCGGTCCTACGTTCTCGGCAAGATCCGCGCGACCGAAGGATCGTTGAACGACGTTCTCCGTCAAGAGTCGGCGACGTTGAAGAACGGCCTGCACAACCACAAAGAGTGGAAGGCGACTGAGTTTGCGGAGACGGATTTGGGGCGGAATCTCGGCGCGCAAGTCGATTTCCGCGCTCGTCTCGAAGGATTGGAAAAGCAAGCCGTCGAAGAGGCGAAGCGAATCGGCGGCGTCGAAGCGAAAGAGCTTGAGGCCGCTCGCGCGCAACGCATCAAGACGGCCGAGACGGCCGACGCGGCGAAAGCCCTTGAGGTCTACGGACCGGATCACCCGCTGACGACGGCGCTTCAAGCGCTCGAAGCGAAACGATCGGGCGGCATCGTGACCGTCGGCGAGGCGGCGGCGAAGGCTCGTGCCGACAAGATCCGAAGTCGCGTCATCGAGTCGATCAATTCCGAAGTCGGCCAAGGACTTCACGATCTCAGCAAGGCGCGCCCAGAAACGCTCTCTGAAATCTCGCGGCTCAGGGACATCACCGAAAACCTCGCCGCCAAAGAAGGCACGATCCGCGGCGCTCACGCCGAGGTCATGGCCGATCTCGCGAACGACGCGACGAAGCACGTTTCGAGGCTCCGTCAAAAACTCGCGAAGGCCGAGAAGAAGATCGGCGATACCGCTACATCGGTGTCGCACAAGAAGCTCAACGAGGAGTTCTACTACCTCAAGCGATTCCAAGAGCAGGGCGTTTTGCCGATCGACGAATTGAAACGCGACGCGCCGGAATTGCTCGACGAGATCCTGAAAAACCAGCCGCAAACACGAATCGGGTTCATGGAGTCGGACCTTCACGAATCGGTGTTCGGCGACAACGGCGTGCTGAAGCGCCTGTCGAAGCCCGACACGTTGAAGCAGACGCTCGGCGTCCTCGACGGCATGACGTCATGGTGGAAGTCGTGGACCGCGCTCGCTCCTCCGTTCATCGCGACTCGTGGCCGCGACTGGATGACGACGCTCATCATGATGACTCAGGGCGGCGCGAACCCGTTCCGCATGGCCGCGTCGATGGGTGATGCGAAGGCGGTCGCTGGAGCTGTAAAGGGATTCCTCGCGGGCGACCAAGCGGCTGGACTCGGGCACGTCATCGAGCGCACGGTCAACGGCGTTCGCGAGTCGATCACCGCTCGCGAAGTCATGGACTCGGCGTTCCGGTGGCGAAACCTCAACAACTCGATCATCCGCGACGAGATCAACGACACGCTTTCGAAGGCGGCGTCGCTCTCGGGCGTGAAGGATACGTCGTGGCGTCGGCTCCTCTCAGGCGACCCGGAGAAAAACCCGATCATCGGCCTCGGCGTCGAGATGAACGACGCGCTCGATAACCATTCTCGACTTTCTGGAATCATCGCGAAGTGGAAATCCGGCGCGTCGCTCGACGAGGCGAATCAGTTCGCGCGCCAGTGGACGTACAACCCGTCGCGCGTCGATCTCTCGTGGGCGGAACGCTACGTCCTTCGTCGGTTCCTGCCGTTCTATTCGTGGACGAAGACGGCGGTCAAGACGCAGATGCACGCGCTCGCGACGAAGCCTTCCACGGTCGGATTCTTCGAGCGGTTCCACCGCGCCGCGCAGGACGCCTCGGGCATGGACCCGCTGGAGTTCGACGCGACGGTGCCCGAGTTCGTGAAGGACAATCTCGGCATCCCGACGAAGGTCGATGAGAAGGGACTTTCCTTCCGCATGTTCGGCGGGTTCATCCCGGTCGGCGATCTCTTCCGACTCACGAACGCGATCAGCGACATGGCCGATCCGCGCGCGGAAGGAAACTTCCTCGACTACTTCGGTGAGCGACTGAACCCCGTCATGAAGGTTGTCGCCGAGAACGCGCTCAACCGGTCGTTCTTCTCGCAAAGGAAGCTGGAGTTCTACGACAATCAGAAAGTCGAGATGTACGGCATCCCGATGTCGCCGAAGACGAAGAACCTTTTCACGCAAATCCGATTCTTGAACGAGATCGACAACCTCAACATCCTGAACTTCAACGACATCGAAGCGATGTTGAAGATCGAGGGCGTCACGCGCCCGAATCGTGGAGACATGGGGATCCTCGATCGGTTCCTCGGCTCGTCGTTCTCGCCGCTCCCGTTCGGCCGCTCGTATTCGGTGGCGACGACGGAGCAAGTGACGGCGCAAGAGAATCGGACCAAGGCGCAGATTTCCTTGGACAAGGGACTTCTCCGCAAAGAGCTTGAGCGCGGGAGCCCCGTCGTCGGGTCGAAGAACATCGAAGCATTGCAGAAGGTCATCGCGTCGGACATCGCGAGGCTCGAAGCCGTGCAAAATGTCAAGCGCCGCATCGGTGGCGATCTGTTGAGGAGATAGCGATGAGTCGTTTGCAAGGATTCGGGCCGCTGATCTACGTTCCCGTGAACGCGGCGGCGAGCGGCAACAATACGCTTCGCGCGGCGGCGGGTGCCGGCCTTCGCATCGCGCTCTGCCAAGCGTTCATCAGCTCGGCGGGCGCGGTCGTCGCCAAGATCCAAGACGGCGCGGGCGGAACGTCGATGATCGACATGATCGACTTGAACGGTTCCGGCGGGTTCGTCCTGCCGCCGAGTCTCGACGAGGGATGGTGCATCACGTCGGCGAACACGTTGTTGAATCTCAACCTGTCCGGCGCGGTACAGTGCGGCGGCGTTCTCGGAATCAGGATCGGACAATGAGAATACCGCTCGGTGGAACGCAGACGTTCGACTCGACGGCTACCGCCATTGGATCACTGTCGGTATCCACCGGCGCTTCGGCCGCGCAGGTCGTCATGACGCCGGGGTTCTGGAAGAAGGGAACGGGATCGACGGCGTGGTATCGCACGCAGATGATGCTCCAAGGGACGATCGTTCAAGTTACGGGAACGACGCGCATCGGGGTCAATTTTTCTTCGGTCGGTTATGACGCGCCTGGGAACATGCGTCTTGGCGCGATTGCAACCCGGAGGGCAGCGACACTTGCGGCGCTCTACTCGGCGTCGTGGACATACGGTATCGCCCCGATCGTTGATACGCCGACGTGGCTACACACGGATCTCACGCCAGGGTCAACGTATTTCGTCGAATGGCGCACGACGCACCCGTGCAGCGATCCGGTGGGCGCGAGCGCGGCGTTTGACACACACGAGGAACCCGCGAACGCGGCGCTCAGTGAGTCGGCGACGGCCGCGTATTCTGGAGCCAATAACGGATTCTGGAACTTCACCGGCTTCTACACCGATAAGGCTGCGTCGTTCTCGAACGTTACGCTTGCGCGCACGTTGAAGTACGTGCTCATCCATTCGGATTCAAATGGTGAAGGCCGATTAACGTCCGGCGCTTCCACGACCGGAACGTTCGCGGTGATGGAGCACAGGAACAACGTTGTCGGTCTTTCGATCGGTGATACGGCGTGGGACAAGCGCGGCGCACTCGGCCAATACCAGTGGTTAATGCTCGACTCGAACGGGACGACGAACAGCTACCACTGGGCGATCATCGACCAGTCCTACGGCGGGTGCTGGCAAGGAAAGATGGGCGCAACGTGGCGCGGATTGCAGGCGGTCGCGTGGCCTGGGCTTTGGAAGGATGTCGTCACGCGCATGAAGTGGCGCACGAACTACTCGACGACAGACTTTACGGCCGGTGGCGACTGGACGGGCGGAGTATCTCCGCATCTCGTTTGGTTCACGTCGTTCCACAACGACACGATTCAGCAGAAGATTGCCAACGGGTTCGCGATCGATGCGGGGTTCGGCGGATCGACGCAGAAAGACAACGTCGGCAAGAACAACGGAACGCCAGAATCGCTCATTCACCTTGCGTACACGACATGGGCCACGGCAGCGGTGTTTGTGAACACGCACCAGTCGAACGACACGGTGTACGCACCGATCGACACCAAGACGCAAACGAATGCAGCGTGCGCGACGGATACGAACTACTACAAGCTCACGGGCGCGGGCGGCACGAAGTTCGACGCGAACAAGGGTCGTTTCTTTGACTTTGAAACGGTCAATGGAACGACGGGGATCTCGACGGGTACGGGGATTTCGGACCTTCATCCGAACTATGAGCAGCACGTTTTGCTGGCGGCGGCGATGCAATCAACCCTCAATGCACTGTCGGTGTAGCCATGCCCGAACTCAAACTCACCAAAGAAACATTCGTCTCTGTCGGAATTTTGGTCACGGCGATCGGTGCCACCGCATACATCGTCGCGGGCGCGACGAACGCGAACGCGAAGATCGACTTGCTCACGACGACAAGCTCGATCGGCTTCGACCGAATCAATATGCGACTGTCGAAGATCGAGGCGAACCAGGACACGCAGACACGCGACTCCGTGTCGATCGTTTCTCGGATTGCAGTTCTTGAGGCCGAGATGAAGCGGGTACAATCTACGCAGGCTAAGTAATGCGTGGAGGGTTCCCTTGAAATGGATCGCAGCGATTGGAGTGGTTCTGGTGCTCGGATTGTTGGCCGTGGTCGCAAGGACCATGAGCGACGTGAATCAAAAACTCGACGTACTTGCGGCGCGAGAACCGCAGAAGGTGAACGGCATGACATCGGATACGACGACCTGGAAATCCGCCTACGGCATGAAGTCGCTGACGACCTACAGGGGCGCGGGCGAAACGAATGAGGCTTGGGCCGCGCGGACGCTGGCCGAAGTGAAGGCAATGCAGGTCACGTTTCCGATCGTTCCTTAAGGAGTCCACCCCACCATGGAAGTCCGCCAAGAAACCAACGGCTTCGCCATCTACGCCCCGTCCTACGTCAAGCCGCGCGGGGTGATCCATGCCTCGTTCAGCGATGCCGGCGAGTGCCGCTGCACCTTCGCCCAGTTCGACGGCGACTACGAGCGGAACCTGGTCGATGTCCCGTTCGCCTACGCGCTCGGGGCGCTTCAGGCGTGCGCGAACCCGGTGACGCTTCGGCCCGAGCCCGGGCACGGGTGCTGATTGCCGCGGGTGCCGCGAGTGCTGGTGCTCGTTGCCTGCCTGGGACTGAGCGGGTGCGCCGCATGGGACGAGGTGCATCTGCATCTCCGCGTCGATGCCGGACTCCCCGCGCCGCTGCCGAATCCGGGGATCGAGTTCGGCGTCGATCTCGGTCGCGAATCGTCAAGGAATCCTTTACCGTTGGAGCCATCCGATGCGAAAAGTGCTGATTCTCCTGCCGCTCTGTTTGCTCATGGGATGTCTCTCGCAATCGACGAAGGACGATCTCAAGGATCTGGGGACGGAAGTGGGCCGGAAAGTCGGCCAAGCGCTGAAAGATGAGGGCGTGAAGATTGCCGCCGAGGCGAAGACGGCGGCGTTTGAAGGGGCGAAGTCGGCGCTCAAGACGACCGTCGAGAACGACGCCGACCTCACCCCGGAGCAAAAAGACTCGCTACTCGCACAACTCGCAAAAGCAGGGGGCGGACTCTCGGTGCTCGGAAGCGTCCTCTACGGCTATGCAAAGGCCAAAGGTGCGGCGAAGGCGAGCAAGGCGCTCGGCATCGTCGTCAAGGCGGCCGAAGAGCTTCCCGGCGACGCGCTTGCCGTGCTGAAGCAAGGCGTGAAGGCGTCGGGCGGATCTCACCCGGCGATCAAGTCGCTGATTGAGGAAGCTAAGCTTTGACACGACGCCTCTCCTGGTCGATCATCTGCACCGCCCGCATGAACGCCTCCTGATTCCGCTTCGTCGGCATCAGCCGGAACTCGGCGAGCGAGGAGGCGAGGATGAAGCGGAGTTTCGGGAGGCGGGTCATGCTTGATTCGTGGCTTGCACCACCGTGCGGATGACCTGTAACGCGGCGTTCGTCGCATCGACGGGATTGTTCCCGCGAAGCACAAGGTTTTCCGCGAGGTTCAGAACGAACGTATACTCCTGCGTGCTCAGGGAGAGTCGGGCGTTCTTCATCTTGACGCTCGTATCGGCCGTGGTCGTGGTCGTGCTATTCTTCTTCTTCATCGTTGCCTCCTTGTAATGCCGACGACGCCTTGAACCGCTGTTTGCAGTCGCGGCAAGTGACGTAGTTCGGCGTGGTCATTAAAAAACCGCCGTCAGCATCGCTTAGATCGACGCCGTACTCAAGCGCATCCTCAGCCGTCGGCTGAAACGAGATGGCGCGTTGAAAGTTTTCCGTGCCGCAATGCGGGCAGTCCCACATGTAGGCACCGTGAAGTTCTACCGCTCCGATGTGGCTTAGGCTATCGGTCATTTCCAAAACTCCCACCAGTGTTTCGTCGGCTTGGGTTCGAAGAACTTCGCGTCGGGGCCGCAATGGTTTTCGAGACAGATGAGCGGCATCCGATGCGTGCGACAGAAGAAGTATTCCGTCGATCCCACCACGGGACATCCATTGTGCGCCGACGACGGGTGACGGCACGACGCGAATTGGTTTGAAATTCCGAGAACGCCGAAGAAATCTTTGCGCATGTGTGCGCAGTCCTTGCACAGTTTCACTTGGTCTCCTCCATCACCCGAGCCGCGCGGCGGAAGTCATCAATGTGACACGTCGCGTGCGCCCATGCGGCATCCTTGTCGTCGTCTCGTCGGTAGTTCTGTGCGAACGGCTCCAGCGCCTCCCGCAGCTTCGCGATGTCGGCGGTGAGGCTCGCGATCACGGCATCCTTCGCTTCGTTGCTCGCCGTCTCGCGGCTGAGAACATCGGACAGCGCATCCATGACCGATCGGTATTTCGCCATCCACGACGCCGCCGAGCCCTCTTTGAACCTCGGCGTTTCGGTTCGGTTTTCGTCGCTCATCGCTTCCTCCCCTTCCCCTTGGCCTTCGGCTTCCCCGCGTCCATGAAGGCGCGGTAGGCGGTTATTGCTCTTCTCAGTGCGACCATGGCGCATAGGTGGTCGTCGAGCGTGTATTCATCGCCTCGCGTGTTGTCACAGTGCATCGCCGCATCCGCCACCGCGAACGCCAGCTTGAGCCTACGCGCGGTCCATTGGTCCTTTTCGTCGATGGGCATTAGATTTCCTCCACGATTCGTTTGATTTCGCCGTTCACATCTCTGTGGACAACGCGAAGGCCATGACGAATGCGCATCGCTTGCTCTGCCCTCGTTTCAAGGTAGAGGTACAGTTCGCGCGCAAGGTTGTCGCGGCTGACCGTCAGCGATTCGATTCTTTGGCGAAGCTCCTCGATGTATTCGGCCGTGCTTGCCATCCCGGAATCGTCGTCGAGTGCGCCAGTCGATTCGACTGAACCATCGTCGGGCATTTCGATTTTTCCGAAGCAAACATCCTTTTCGTCCTTGTGGATCACGAGCGCGGCATCTGGAGCAACAAGCCCGAAGCTCTGATTGTCGGGACGGAGGCAATACCGTTCGTGCCCGTCCATGGAAAACGTGAGTGGTCGAAATGGGATCACGAACTCAAACACGCGACCATCTTGCGATCCACCGTGCATCTCAAACGATTCATTCGGCATCGGGAATCTCCCTTAGGGTGACGCGACCGCCGTGCTCATGCAGCAAAAGCAACCGCGATACCGTCTTTTCAAGATCGGCGTTGCGCTCGGCCAGTGCGTCGAAGTCTTCGGCGCGCACCCAATCGTCCCCGGAGACCATTTCGAATCCGCCTGGGTTCCAGCTCACGTCGTAGCGTTTCACTTCGTTCATCCCCTCACCTCCTTCAACTCGCGGCACTCGGCGAACAGCGCTTCGCGCGCCACGTCGCATTCGCACCCGATGAGAAAATCGTCGCTCAGGCAATCGTTGGCGATCAGTCGCGCGTGCGCCTCGGCGTAGGCGACGGCGAGCGTGACGATCTTCGATCGGCGGTCGTCGCGGTCGCATTGCCGCGCGATGGAAACGTAGCCGCTCATCCCTTGTCCTCCTCAAACCCATCCCCCGTCCAGCGGAGGCGGATGCCGTAAACGTTGCGAGCCATGGCGATGCGCTCGTCGATGGAATGCTTGATGACGTTGGGCCAATACCCGACGATCTCAATTACCGCCTTGACGAGCTTCGCGTGCAACTCGTCACGTTCCGCCGTCAGCTTCGCGACTTGCGGAAGCGGGCGCATCGGGCGCGGGGGCAAGCCCCAATCGGGGTCGAAGTCTTCGCTCATCGTCCCTCCCTCGCCTTGCGCAGGGCGTCCACGACGACAACGATCTTACATATCACGCGGCGCTCATCGGCGTAGTCACACGCGCACAATTCCTCCGCCGCCTCGATCACCGCGCGCTCGGCGGAAGCGATGGATGTGCATCGCTCGCATGTGTCGCGGTCCATGCCGGGGAACTCGTAGAAGTCCTCCATGCAGTCTCGGCATACGCGAATCTCGCCCATTACGTTCCCCCCTTGTCGTTCGACGCCGCCTCATACGTCGCCGCAAAGATGTCCGGCTTGCACGGGTAGAACTCGCCCTTGACGCCCTTGATGATCCAGTCGCCGATGTCGGCGCGCATCTCGCCTTCGAGCGTCGTAATCGTCAGGTGCTTGCCGCCGAACCCGATGCCGATGTCGGTGCCGTGATGGCGCACCCAATGCAGAAGCGCGCTCGTCGTCTTTCCGCCTTCGTACTGCATCGCTTCGATGACCACGGGTTTCTTTCGAAAGAACGGCATCACTTTCCTCCTTCGTCGTTCGCCGCCGCGCCGGGGACGCGCTTGTTCCATCCACGCATCGCGTCCTTCTCGATTCTCCTTCGCGATGCACGATCGAGCATGAGCCAACATCGCTCGCATCGGCCGTAAGTCGGATGGTACGGATCATCGTAGAAGGTCCTGCCGCACTCGGCGCATGTGCATTCGGCCATGTCGTAGCTCATTCTGCCGCCTATCCTTTCGCCGCCGCGCCGTCCACAAGACCGCGCAATGCGGTTTCAGACACATCGAACCGCTTCGCCGTCGCCGTGATCGCGTCAAAGTCGTCGCCGATCGCGGCCTTTTTGAAGTCGGTGAGCGCGGCAAGGTATTCCCGCACGACGCCGATCACATCGACGGCGGGGGCGGGGCGGGAGCGGATCGCTCGCATCCCGTCGATGACCACGCGCCGAGCCTCGACGTGATCCGTGATCGGCAGATCCCCGATCGCCCGTGCGCACGCCTCCCGCTCCGCCTGCACGGCGGCGGCGACCGCTTCGGGCATGGTGAACGCGGCGATGGCCTCGGCCTCGGTCTT